TCTTTTTGTATGGCTCAAACTTTATACCCCAAGCACTTGTCCCGTCTATTAAGTTAACTGCAAATACTCTAACTTCAATTCCTAATACCCCGTCATAACTAACATCTCTTTCAACTTTCATATGTTCAGGCGGAAAAGTAATCTTATAACCACTTTTCTTATTTCGGTTCAATCTTCTTACAACTTCATTAACACCTTTAACTGTTAACCCTGTTATCTTTTTGCCCTTTTGGTCAAACTCATATATATAATGAGGCAAAACTTCTCCCATTAACTCGGCTTCAATCATACTGTCGTCTGCCAATTCGCTTGACATAACAATCTGTGAACTTGGGTCAATCGGGCTTGTCATAATTATATCTGTATTTTTTGGCTTTCTTTTTCTGACAACTTTTTTTGCGACTTTTTTAACAACTTTCTTTTTGGTTGTTTTTTTCTTAATCACTTTTTTCTTAACTATTTTTTTGGTCATTATGTTTTATAGTCCTTAATTTATAATGTCTTTATTTAATAAATACATTCTATCAGACTGTTTATTGAGTGTCAAGTGATTTTTCGTATTCCTCAAATTCTTTTTTTTGAGCAAACTCTTTCTTTCCCTCCTCAAATTCTAGTGCTGATAGTTTTTCTTCAGTTTCTCTTAATAAGTCAACATTCTTAATAGAGTAATCGGGATATCCTTTGTGAAAAACAATCGCTTCTATTTTTACAAGATATTCTTCAAACTTACCTTTAGTAATACAACCTCTGTCAACCCACCTTTCCTGCACAATTTTTTCTGCTTCTTTTTGTATATCAAAACCAACATCATTTTTCTTTCTTCTTAAAAACAAAATCGTCCCAGTCAATCTTGGTGTCCAATTTGGCTTTTCCTTTTCTTCTAAAATATCAGTCTTTATAGTTTCAACTCTTTCCAAAAAATCTTCGTCCCCAGTTACCATTCTATAATCAATCATCTGTGCCTTAAATAAATTCAAATCGTGTTCATTAAATTTTCGTATTTCTTTTCCGTTAGTATTTTTCTCTAATTCTATAAATTTAATTTGCCCATATTCTCCAGCCCATTCTCCTAAGTCTAATCTCCTGCTTTTCTCTGTCGTCGGATCTAGCCAAATTTTCTTGACCTTTAGTGCTGTCTGTTGGCTAACTTTCAGTGGGTCAACTCTACCTTTAATTATTATCTTTGCCATAAAATTTATCTACTTTATTACTAATCTCCCTACCTTTTATATAATCTTCGGGCGACTTCCCCTCAAATTGTTTATTACCCCTTTTAAGAAATTCAAACAAATTCCACTTGTGCGACCACCAGTAATCTTTTCCGTTAAGGACAGTTGAATAGACCTCTATTGATTTTAAGGTGTCCTTTACCGCCCCGTCTATGTCCTTTATAGAATTATAAGGATATCCAATAATTTTCTCAATTTCCTTTTCTGCTTCTTTAGATAAATTTCTATGAACAATTATATTTTTGCTATTCCAATAAATTAGTATCTCCTCCTTATATTTGTTCAATTTTTCTTTACTCAAAGAAACTTTCTTTTTACTTACCTTATCTAAACTAACCTTTCCTAACCTTGCCTGTGTTGCCATTTGGTTGCCATTTGGTAAACCAAGAAACAAATCACTATATAAACTATTGTTTTTAATCTGTTCACTCATCATTGACAGGTATAATTCTTTTATAGGTTTTTCTGATAAATAAGAACTTCTATGATATCTGTCCGCTCTTAATTGATTATTTTCGTGCCAATCCCTTACGATACAAACCCTGCTATCAACAACATAAATTAAACATTTTTCGTGCAATAATTTTAAGTCATCAGGTTTACTTTCTGTCATTCTCATAATAGTAAAAATCTCACAGAACCCGTCATCATCAGAGTTCATACCTATATGAAAATATAAGTTTTGTGCCGACTGTGACATCATAAGAAACTCACTTGAGTTTGATACTGTCTTTGAAAACATTCTACGGTTAGCCAAAATAGTATTTAATTAAATTGATAAAACTCTGTTTACCGACCAACCGTAAACATAGTATCTTTGAGCAAGTGTGCTTCTTTTAATACCCAGTATCTCGCTCCATTCACTCAAAGTTTTTCCTTTTAGTAATAGATTATTACTCCTATTTCTTGATTTCAGATCAAAAACGATAATCTCCTGTTCCGCTCTTGGTTTATTATCAAACTTGTCTTTATTCTTTTTAATTTTCAATCCGTTACTAACTAAACTTATCGCTCTATCCATTTCTGCTGTTTCTCTTTTTTCTGCAATGCCCTGACACTCTCTACATATTCCATAACCTTTGTCTTGGTCTTGGTCTTCGTATTCTTTCCAAGTTCTAAATCCTAAACCGCAACAACCACAGGATAGATACTTGCTCACGAATTTTGCTGTTTTATCCATATATTTTTAATTTATGATAACTTAATAATCTTTGCTCGTTTTATTCCTTACAGGTCAATTTTGCTTCAAATTTAATTGATGTAACCATTCATTAGAAGATAATTATCATATCTTCCAGCAAAGTATAGACAAGAGAGAAAAAACAAAGCGATCAATACATTTTTGAAAACCCCGATAATTTTTCTATTTCTCACTGACCTTTTTAATTGCTCCATTTCTTTTATCCCGTTGTATGCCCCAACTCTATAATCAAATTTTTTCATATTTTTATTTTTAAGAAAAAACTAATTCTTTAATTTCTTCTTGTTTTTCAATTAACATTTTATTAACCTTTAACTTTGTTACAGGGTAAATTGAGTCAACCCAAATTTCTCCAAGCAACCCTCCTTGCTTTTCTAATTCGTCAATTTCTAATAATTTCTCTAAATCTTTTGTCTGTTCTCCTAATTTTTTTGCAAATTCTAACATCTTTTTTTAATACTTAATTTATAATGTCTTTTTTTAACGATTAGAAATACATAGGAAATCGCATTTCTATATTTCTTCTAGCACTTTCTCTATATCTCTCATTTTCTAAAAGTTCTTCTAACGTTAAATCGCTTAATGATATATTAACGTTGTTGTTTTCAAAATCAAACTTAATCATTTCGTCTATCTTTTGTTCTTGTAAACTTTCGGGCAATTCTTCAAAACTTAAATTAAAACTATACATATTTTTTATTTAATTATTTAATAAATTTATAATGTCTTATGTTATATCTATATACTATCAGACAGAGTCTTGAGTGTCAAGGGATAAATAAACAGGGCAATAAAAAAAACCTAGAGTCAAATAATAGGTTTCGTAGGCAAACGAAAAACCGCCATAGTTGGCGGTTTCTCAAACCCTAAATAGAAAAATAAAAGACATTATAAACTATTTGGAGGCGACTGTATCTTATCATTATATAAGATTGTTGTCAATGTTATTTTCTAACTTTTACAAACAAAGCGTAATAGGTAGAGGACGCAGTCAGAACTCCTAATATATTTAAGAACCAACCAAAGTCAGAAAAAAATGTAAAGGCAGAACCAACTAACAATGACATAACTAAAGTAGCAATTACACTACCTTTCTTTCCGTATTCAGTTGTAATAAATTCTAACAATTCAGAATTCATTGCACCTACTATTGCTAAACTAAAAAATTCATTTATATCCATAATTTTATTATTAACTTATAAACTAATTCATTGAAATATAATTGACTTTATATTTCCAGCTTCCTATAACTAAATCTTTTCCTCTTTCAATCAAAATCATTCTATCGTCTTGGCTTTCTAATAGATAACAATTTAACCTGCTATCCACAATGATCACTGCTCTATGATATCCAATATGAGCATTCGTTACTGGGTTAACTAATTCTACTGTAAATCTACCAGCAGAGTTAAGTCCATAAATATCCGCCGCATAGGCACAAAAAGCACCTGCAAAATTATCACAGTCAAAACTGTCTTCTATCCATTTCTTTTTATTCGTCCAGTCGTTTTCAATTATAGTCTTCCAAGTATCAATATCAGTAGTGTGATATTTTTCGTCATACAGAACTGGAGGCACACCTGTTTTATCTAATACTGCTGTCCTAATAATACTACCTTGAAATACTACCTTGTTAACAAGTGTTGCTTTATTAAGAAACAACTTACCTTGATTTATAAGTTGAGAACCTAAAGACCTATACAAACTGAACTTCTTTAATGTTTCATTGTTCATAGTTTTTTCTTATTTAGTGAGTAAGTTTATTATGCCAGTGATTAAACCAGCAACTGAAGTTGAGGCGATAATCCAAAAGAATTTCATTAACCAGTTTTGGTTAGTAGAAACCTCCTTTACGCTAACTTTCATATTTGAGATGTCATTCTGAATGTGGTAAAGATGGTTTTCCTTGATATTCTTAATGTCAGTTTCAATGGCTTTGATTTTTTCTTCTATAAATTTTTCCATAGTAATTTATACTGCCGTGTATGTGTCGGGGATTGTAGTTTTTTCTGTTTCCTGAGTATCTTTTTTCAAGTTCAACAAGAACTTTTCCATAGTTTCGTCTGTAACTTCAACGTCAACATACGCCTTTGACGGAGTAATAGTCACACCAACAATCAACATATTATCTGATAAAAATGTTCTAGCACTTTCAGCAATACCACTTATCCGACAAGTATCGCCAACCTTAATGCTTTCAATATCATAACCTGCACCGTCCCCAAATTTTTCAAATTCGTTATTATCCAGCACGACTAAACTGATAACTGAACGTGGGTCTTTGCTTTCTCCAATAAAACTATTCGCTATCCTATCCATAGCACCTGTGCTGTCAGCGTTCGCTTCAACTTTTCTTTCAATTCTTCTTCCAAAATCTGTGATACTTTTGCTATCTTCTAAATACCTGTAATCCGTGGCTTTGTCCCATATTAAAATTCCATTCCTTACATTTTCTAAAGAATAACCAACATTTAATGTCTGTAAATTTCCCATAGCAAAAAAATGTGTTGGCTCAATCGGTTTTGCCTTGAAATAAAATTGGTTATCAGCACCTAGTTTCCACCACCAATTTGCAGGGGCTAACTTTCTGCATTGCTCTATGGCCTCAAAGTAAGTCATTTGCTTAAAAGTCGCGTCCATAGATAATAATGTATCGTCAATCGTTGAATTTGGAGCTGATCCAAAATTGATAAACGGGATATTTCCATTTGCACTATCTCTCAATTTAATAACAATGTTCTTAAACATTGTGCTTGGGTCAGTCGTCGCTTCTGTAATAGTTGTCGTTGTCCCACTTTTATAAATATCTAAAGTTAATCTTGAAACATAACCTAAACAAATTACTCTCATTGACCGAGTGTCAACACTTTCAGTAAAGTTAATCCTTGAAACATAACCGACATATTGTCTTTCGTAATCAGTAGTATCTAAATCGTTAACCCATAATTCAATTATCTTTCCTAATTCAATATCCGCTATCTCATTCCAGTTTTGAATAGTCCTCTCAACCGTAAAATTAAGTTCTCCAAGCCCCGAGTTTATTTTTGAACTATAAGAACCAATATCAAGAATAGCAACAACATTATCAGGAGTAGCCCCGTCGTAATATGTTGACGGAGTATATACTCTAACTTGATAATTTTTTTGTCCTATTTTTGTCATAATTTTTTACAAATATCTTTTTGTGTATTTAATTGCTAAATCAACTTGCCAATCAACTGCACCTCCTTGTCCTTGATAAGTCTGAAAATATACATCACCGGGTCGTGCGTCACTCGGAGAAATTGCCCAATCGCTTGGGTCTGTTGGCGGAGTAACTGAACCCTCATATTTTAACCATTCTCCATTTGCATAATAATTTTCTGTCGCACTACCACTCCCATATATATAATAATGATTACCTGCACTACTAATAGTTTGGAATACCAGCCAATACTTGACACCTGCCCTCAAGTAGTATTTAGGAGTGCTGTCGTTAATAGTTATTACTCCACCACCAGCAAAAGAACTTTCATCTTCTAACCAACCAGTTTCTCCTGTAACTAAGTTTACATCAGGTCGTCCTCCATTATCTGTATATACTTGAACTTGTAAATTACTAGGTGTCCCAGTCTTACTAGCGTAAATTTTAATCTGCGAAAGATAACCACTTTTACTTGGAATAAAACTTTGTGTTTGACAATAGTGTGTCCCTCCAGCAGTCGTCCCTACTACTAACCCGTTATTGTGAGCAGTAATTTGTTCTTGGTCTAAAGTTAAAGTCGCACCTTGAAAATCAAAATGGAATTCGTTAGTGCCTAAAATAAAATCAGGTATCTCTCCCGAAGAAGCAATGTCAGTTTGAACTCCCGCCGTTTCTTTCTTAACAGTTTTTGCGTCAGTATCAATAAATATCTTATCGTTTATTACAAATCTATTATCAATTTCAATAGTCATTGCTTTACTATCGTCGTCATTCGTGAAAGTAATTAAATCTAATTTACCAATAGTGCCAAGCAATATCTCAATATAAGGTTTCGGATCGGCTGAACCAACCAAAGACATATCGTCTGACCCCGACGCTGGTTGCCTTTCAACCGCAGTATTTAATTCTTCATAAGCAGTTGTCACAGCAGTATCTTTTCCAACTCCGTCCTTTACAAAAAAGTTTGCTGTAAATGGAACATAATCGTCGTTGTAATAATCTCGGTCATACTCAACTGAACCAACTAGACGAGCAACATATCTTCTTGTTGAACCACCAGTCGGCAATATATCTAAATTTTTTTCTGTCCTTGCAAGTAATTCATTAAGAGTATCAATTTTAGTTTGCAAATCGCTTGGACTTGTTCCAATCAAAATTCCTTTAATTTTAATTGTTTTTGAACCCCACCTATCATTTATTATTACCGCACCGTTTATTCCCTCTGTTTCAGATATATTTAATTCTCTTGGGGCTGTGGTATCGTCAAGAACCTTACTGACATTGTAAGTGCTATTGACTAGTTCTGTGCTGTCGTATTTTATTGACCACATAATTATATTCCTTGATTAGATAATTGCACTTTCCTTGAAAAAACATCTCCTATCTCTTTCATAAAAGTATATTTATCAGTTACATTCGCACCCTTAAAATCAAAATTATTTATAATTTGAGGAGTTGTCCCCTCTGCTCCACCTACTTCATTTCCTCCAAATACAAAGTCCGTCGGCGAAACTCCTGCTACATCTACAAAGTTTTTGTCTTTGCTAACTTTATTTAATGTTTTTTGTAATTTTTCAGCTCTTTCAAATTCTCCCTTTCCTTTCAATTCGTCAATCCGTGTTTGCGTTGTCCCCTCTAAACTTTCAAGAGTTTTTAATGAACCCTCTAATCCATTTATATCTCTTTGCAATGCTTCATAAGTTTTAATAGTTTCATTTAACAAAATAATCAGTCCTGTAAAAGCTAACGCAACAAGTGCGACACTTCCTAACACTCCAGCAAAAGATAAACCATTCAAACCGCTTGCCATAGTAATTCCTTGCGTGCTTGCTATCGTAAAAGCTCCTCCTAATAATGTTAAAGCCCCAGTAATAGATACTAGTGACGAAGCCAAAAATCCTAACCCTAGAAGTAGAGGTCCGACTAAAGCCAAAATACCCAAAGACATTAAAATCCATTTTTGAGTTTCGGGTTCTAATTTTTTCCATTTATCAGTTAACATTTCAATTTTTTCTGTCAACCATTCAGCACCTTTTTGTATCATAGGCATTAACTCTGTTCCAAGTTCAAGCAATGCTACATTAAAATTATTTTTAAGAAGTTGCCACAAAGCCGAGAAAGTTTCTAGCTGTTTTTGATATGCTTCATCTATGGCATTTACTTTTCCATTCATATCGGCTAGAGATGTTGTGAAAGACTCTGACTGTCCTCCTAACAAAGAAATAACAGAAGTTAGAGCTTCCCCTGACCCTATCGCTTTAGCAAACATTTGTGTATTGCCGTCGGTTGCGTCCTGCATTGCTCCAAAAGCTTTGACCATTCCTCCTGTCTTTTCAACAAGTCCTGCAAAAGTATCAACTCCAAGTTTTTCAAATAATTCTTGGGCTTGTGCAGTCGGTTTAGATAATGAAACCAGCGCGGCTTTTAATGAGTTTTGTGAGATACTTGCTGACTTGTTAACCTGCGTCAAGGCGGCGGTCGCCGCTTGCAATTCCTGAAGTGAAATACCTGTTGCTTGAGCCAACGGGGCAACTAAACCAAAACTTTGAGATAACTGACCTACTGTCGTGATACCATTTTTAACAGTTTTGAACATAATGTCCGCAACTTCCGACGCTGACAATCCACTATCCCTAAAGTTGTTTACTGCCAAAGTCATTAAAGTCGTCGCTTCTTTCGTTGTTCCTAAACCAGCAACACCTAATTTAGCAGACGCTTCCAAAACACTCATTGCGTCCCCCGCCGCTATTCCAGCGGATCTAACATCATAAAGAGCAGAAGTTAAATCAGCCAAAGCAACTGGAGTTTTTCTTGCTATCTGTCTAACGCCCTCTGCCATATCTTCCATACTTTCAACATTCGTATCAATCAAAGTTGATATATTTGTCATAGATTTTTCAAAATCCATAGATGTCTTAACAATAGCTGTCCCCATAGCAAGAATTGGAAGCGTTAAACCTGCCGTCATTGTTTTTCCGACACCTTTCATTTTTTTACCCATAGTTTCTGCATTTGCCGATACGTCCTTGAGTATTTTAGAAGCTCTGTCGTATGCTTGAACTACGATACCAACTTTGCTTTCATTCATAATAGTTTTTTATTTTTTTTACTTGCGTTTCTTGTTTCAATGCGATACATTTCTTGAACTACAAACAGAAAATCATTTGGAGTATTCATATATTCTTCATAAGTCCAGCCATATTTTTCACAAATCACTGGGACTAAAGTTTCCTCATTTAATTTTCCGCTTATAAAATCAATTAAACTTTTGGTGTATCGCTTTCGTCTTTTGGGTTTGTAAGTTCAGTTAGCACTTTTGCAATTTCGTCAAAATCTTTCAACGGTAGATTTTTCATTTCCTTAACAATATTTTCAGTTTTACCGTCTATTGATACTATCATTATTTCAAAAGTCTTATCCTGTGCTATAACCATTACATTTGCTTTAATAGAATTCATTGATGTCGCTCCTTTTGCTCCCATAGAAACTTCTGCATCTCCTAAAAAGATGTTAGTTATTTCTCTCATTTCTCCACCTGTAATAAAAGCTTTATATTCAACTTCAATTCCACTTTCCACAGTCTGCATTTTTATAGTTTTTCTTTCCATAATTTTTTATAGTTAATGTTTATTTTTAATAACTTGCTCCCGCTGTTCTATTTACTAAATCTATTGTCATTGCCTTTGCGTCACTGTCGTCATACAAAACTTCGTAAGTCTTATCGTCAACAATATATTCTCCAACTGTTAGAGCATTATCGTGTTCTGTCATTTTTATATTGTAAAGTTTAATCGTTACTAATTCCTTTGTAGAAAAATCAGGATTGATATGTTGACCACTTATCATAATTGTCATTGCTTGTTTCGTTCTATCAAGAAAATCCGCTGTGTCGTTTTCATTCTCTAATAGTTGTTTTAGTTTAACTTGTCCCTCTTTCGTTCTTGGCAATAGGTTAACGGGGTCAACACTTCCTGTTCGTGGAGTTGTAAACAAATTGTTTTTCAAATCCAAAGAAAATTCGTGAACTGGTGTTGCGGTAGCTTTTGAACCCGCCGCTGTTGTTGAGGCAGTTTCGTCAACTCCTAAACCAACCAAAGTATTCCCTTGATATAACGGATCTTGCAATCCTGACAAAGAAGCTGTTTGTGGTTTTAGATAAATTGGCTCGTCTGCTGAATAAGTCAAAGATGTAGAAGTAAATGTTACAGTCACTCCGTCTGCGTCAACTGTTAAAAGAGTTAACTCGTCTGTTCCAATAACAATCACATCTCCTGCAACAAGTCCTTTTGTTGGGGCTAGGTCGTAAGTATCGTCTAAAACAATATTTGTCATTCCTGCTCCAGTCAAAGCAACTCCTAATTTAGCAACTGAAAATTGCCCTCGTGCTTGAATATCTGCTCTAACTTGTAAAGTTCCGTCTGCAAAATCTAGTGACAAACTATCAACTTTCACTCCGAATAATCTCTGTGCATAAATACCTCTCTTTATCTCTAAAGAATAAGTGTCGCAATCTCCCACTGTGAATGGGTGTGTATAACCGTCTGTTGCGTCCCCTGTGGTCACTCCTAACTTCATAAACATATTTAATATATGCCCTAAATTATCTGCGTCAGCTAAAATTGAAAGTTCTCCCTCGTGGGTTCTGTTTCCTCTTAAAATGTCGTTCGCTTTCCAACTTAATCCCTTAAATCTCCTGTCCGCTGTATAATTCATAATGCTTCTTACACTTTCGCTAAGAAGTGGAACAAAGTTAGTTGGAGTAACTGGTGTCCCTGCAACCGCTTCGGGTTTAACTGCAAGATACGCATTATCTGATAAATATTCCATAATTATTTAATTTTATCTTCCTTAATAATATCCTCAACTTTTTCCTCGTCCTTTTTTTCTTCAGACTTGGTTTGAGGTTTTGCATTTGATGAGCCGACAATCTCAAAATTTGCGTTGTTAAAACCCTCGTCAACCATAACTTCTCCGTCAATTTTTACTATTCCTACGCCAATAACATTCAAATCTCTACCTGATATGTTTTTTACTTTTTTTGTTTTTTCCATAATAATTTTTTTTAATTACTTATAATAAATTATACTAGAACCGCTGAACTATATCAACGATACTTATTTTCAAAACCGCTCTTGCATATCCCCCCTCTCTTGTCCCAAAATCAATATCAACTGGAACTACAATAACTTTTTTTGCATTATTTATTCCTGCAACTTCTAATTGTGGATCAGCGTCAAAACTTGCCAATACTCTATCAACTGCGTCAATTATTGAGTCAGAAACATCTTCAGGGTTCATTCTTCCGACCTCGTGCAAAATCTCAACTTCAAATTGCCACTCTCTTTCATTTCTTCCTGTATCAAGCAAAGAACCGTCCCCCGCACTTTCAACAACAAAAGCACACGGATATCCAGTTTGGTCAGTAACTTCTGCTGAATAAACATCTACAAAAAGTGCTTCACTATCTTGTCCTAATATTCCCTCAAGTTTATTTATCAAAACTGTTTTTAATGATGTATATGATTTCATAATTTTATCTAGTTAACGCCCTTGCTAAATTATCCATTGCTTTTCTCATTCTCTTTTGAATAAAAGAATTTGACGCTTCTGCTCCTTTCTCCATAAACTTTCTTTCTCCTATATTATGCCTCCCGTGTCCCTCGTGAACTGCCAAAGCATATTTTATATTTGTCCCAACTGAAGCCGTCCAACCTTTAACCCATTTCCAGCCTCGTGAACCTCCAATACTTGACCTCAATAATCCTGTATCAACTGGAGTTCTCCTTTTACTTTCTCCCTCAATCATTGAAACAACTTGTCCTAAAGCGTTCTTGACTTCTCTATCTAAAAGGTAATGAGATTTCTTAAATCGTTTTTCCAATCCAGCCAATCCGTCAATTTTTATTGTTAACATATTATTTACCTTTAACCAATAAAACTCTCTTATGCTGATTTGAACTTCCACGACCGAAAGCTCTATCCTGAACACCTTGAACTGTGTAATTATTCGTTCCGTCACTAACTCTATCTTGAGTTTGTATATCTTCACTTGCTCTGCAATACAATACGAAACTTGTAAAGAAGCCACCACTTTGACCTAACATTGTGTCCTCTGCTGAAGCTGGTTGAATATGACAAGCAAATTTACTCAAAGTCTGATACTCCTCTCTTTTAGAACCAGCCACACTTGCAAGGCGAGTTATCGTAACATAAGTTTTGTAAAATTTCTTAATTGACATAATTTTTAAGACGCTTTATAAAGTTCGTAGCCAACTTTCTTATTATTCCTTTTGTATTTATCCAAAATGTTTGCGAAATGTAATCTCTCTGCAATTTCTTTTACCTTTACGAAACTTGCTGAATAATCTCCTAAACTTTCTTGAGTAATTTCTTTCAAATCTGCGTCCCCGATATTTTCTTTCAACATTGCTATAACTAATTTCACGGCAACTGTCTTAATCGCTGACGGCGGTGTTATAGAATATCCAAATTTTCCTACAACTTTAACTGTTCTTTGTCCTATATCAAAAAGATAAGGCGAGGCATTTTGCAATCTTGAATTCAAATTTAATCTAGTTTCCGGCTGGATAAGTTGAATTTCTGTAAAAGGTTTTTCGTCTTCTGTCGCATTTAATGGGTATAAGAAAAAGTCGTCATTTTCAGTTAAAGCAGTTTCACTAACACTTAAAAAGTCAACTGTCAAACTTGTAATTTCTCTTATGTCATTTATCTGCATTTTTGTTTCTCCGTTCCCGTTATAATAACGAGTAGTGTCCTCGTCAGTATTCTCAAATTTCCTGCTAGTATATTCTTCAATATAATCTTGAGCAGTATTTATCAAATCTTCTATGAAACTATTTAGAGTTTCATTTATCGCTATTCCTGAATAATTTTGAATATCTGTTTTAGTTATATACATAATTTTTTAATTAGATTGGTAAGTATTTATCGTTAGTCTTATTATAAGGGTCATACATCAATTCATATTTCAATGATTTTGTCAATGCTCCCTCTGACCAAATTGTATATTTCAAAGACTTGGTCAATGCTATTTGAGTTTCAACCTCATAACCCAAAGATTTTGTAATTGCTGTTATAGTAATAATACCATATTGCAGGGACTTCGTAATACCTGTTGGAGTTGTTTCAACCGTGTATTTTAACGACTTCGTAATTCCAACTGGGCTTTCAATTACATACTGCAAACTTTTCTGTAAAGTCGTCGGTATCATAATTGAATAAACTAAACCTTTCGTTGTTTTAGTTGGGGTTGTCAAAATTGTATATTTCAAACTTTTCGTAATTGCGGACGGAGTGGCCTCAATAGTATATTTTAGAGTTTTATTTATGTCGTTTGCTTTTACAATAGAATAAATTAAACCTTTGGTTGTCGCAGTAGGAATTGTCAAAATACTATAAGTCAATGACTTCTGAATTACCACTCTTTCACCAACAATATAAGTTAAACTCTTTGTCAATGCTGACGGAGTTGCAATAATTACATACTTCAAAGATTTCTGAATTATCACTGGACTTTTCACTTCATAAGACAAACTTTTCTGAATTGCTGTCTGTAATACCACCACATATTCTAAACTTTTTGTGATCGCTGACGGTGTTTGCTCTATTGTATATTTAAGTGACTTTTGAACAGTAACAGAACTCTCCACTGTATATTTAAGTGACTTTTGAATTGCAGTTGAGGTTGCTATCTCATAAATCAAACCTTTCGTTATTGCTGACGGAGTTGTTAAAATAGAATAAATCAAACCTTTCGTTGTAGCACTTGGAGTTGTGGCTATTGTGTATTTTAATGACTTCTGAATTGAGATACCTGAAAAAACAACATACTTCAAAGATTTTTCAACTTTGATTGGTTTTACAATATCGTATATAAGCCCTTTAGTTTCCGCAGTTGGAATAGTTATTATATAATAAGCTAACGGCTTTGTAATCGCAGTTTTGGTTGTCGTAACTGTATATTTAAGTGTCTTTTGGACTACTGAAGCCGTTGCAGTAACGGTATATTTCAGACTTTTCTGAATAACAACTGGGCTTTTTATTTCATAATGCAAAGACTTCTGAACTGTCGTCGGTATCATTACATAATAAGCCAGTGATTTTGTTTTAGCACTCGGTGTCGTCGTCACTGTATATTTCAAAGATTTTTGAATTGCTTGTCCTGAAAAAACTGTATATTTCAAACTTTTTGTTTTTGCACTCGGAGTATTCGTTACAGTATATTTTAGTGACTTTTCAATAAACTCATACGACAAATTTTCAAGTAAGATTTCATCACTTGTTTCTAGTAAGATTTTATCGCCATCCTCTTTGAGTAATTTATAAAATGTCATAAATAGTTTTATGCTAATCCATTGATACTTTTAATACCATTATTTTTAATATAATCTATCATTGCTAATAAAGTTTCTGTATTTTCACTGGCTAATCCAATAGCAGTATTACATCTTGTACATATCCATCCTCTAAATTCTCCAGTTTTATGGTTATGGTCATAACATAATCCTCGTTTTAAATCACAAGTTAATACTCCACAGATTTCACATTGTTCTGGCATTTCCCTACCTGCTAGTTTTTCTTTTTGTTTTTTTCTATAATTCACTGCATATTTATTAATATCTTTTGTTATTCCACCTTTCCAACTGCCACTATCTTTTCCAGAACGACCTATCTTTTTCTTATGTTCCTTTGTAAGTGATATTCCTTTTCTTGCCTTTACTGAATTTTCAATCGCAGATTTAGACGGCTTTGTTCCTTTATTAGCTTTACTAATTTTTTGTTTTGTTTCTTCTGAACGAGGTATTCTTTTCAATTTTAATTTACCACCATCTTTAATAGATTTAATTCTCTTTGCTAAATGTTCTTTTGTTTGTTTAATTCCTTTTAATGCCATATATCTATTGAAGACCGTTAATTGATTTAATACTTGCAATCGCTAATCCATTCCTAGATTTGATTGATGCTTTTGCTAATCCGTTTATTGATTTAATTTCTGAAGATACAAAACCAGTTAAAGTTAAAGTTCCACTTGAAGTAAATTTCACCCAAGTATAATCACCATCTGTCCCCGTATCATCTCCTCCTGTATGATTTCCTTCTGATGTTGTATAAGCTACTATTACTACTCCAGAGCCACCATCTCCTCCAGTTGCATTAACAGTTCCTGCACCACCACCACCACCTGAATTTGCATCTGCATCTCCTCCATTTCCTACAAAAGTTAATGCTCCAGTACCACCGCCATCATCGCCAGCTACTCCCCCGGTTCCTTTTGGAATACCACGAGCACCTCCACCTCCTCCAGCTCCATATAAATATGCTGAACCTGTAATAGAATTTGATAGACCATCTCCACCATCTCCACCATTATTTCCAGTAGATGCTGTACCTACTGCGTTTGCTCCACCTCCGGCTCCACCACCAGTCTTTGTAGTACCAGTACCGTATCCTGCTCCACCATCATTTCCATATCCAGTACCACCACCACTATCAGCTTGCGTTCCTGTGCCTCCTACTCCTACGGGGTCATTTCCACCACCACCACCACCACCAGAGCC